CCAACGAGTCCCTGACCCGGGCGATGCGCGCGGCGCGGGCACAGCAGCTCCTCGCCTATCGCTACCAGCTCGGCGACAAATGGCTCGAGACCGCGGTGATCGAGTGCCACCAGAAACAGGCGACCTTGAAAATCTGGGAGGAGGCGACGCCGACCGGCATCTACTCGATCGGCTGCGACCCGGCGTTCGGATCCTCCGACGAGGCCGATCGCACCGTCATTCACGTCGCCCGCTGTTACGCCGATAAATTGATCCAGGTCGCCGAGTTCGCCACCACCGAGACCAGTACCTATCAATGCGCCTGGGTGCTGGCGCACCTCGCCGGCTACTACCGCAACGTCTCGGTGAATTTGGAAATTTCCGGCCCCGGCACCACGGTGTTCGACGAATTAAACCGGCTGCGCGCCGAGCTTTCACAGACGCCGGCGCTCTCGCCTGAAGGAACACCAAACATCGGCAACGTGCTCGGCGCTATGAAATACTATATGTTCAAAAAACCCGACAATCCATCCGGCGCCCTTGCCTATCAGTGGCGCACCTCGTCGGCGGAACTTAAAGCCATCCTGCTCAACGGTTTCAAGGACGGTTTCGAATTGAACCGTCATTCAATCAACTCGCTATATTGCCTGGAGGAAATGAAAGGGATAATTCTCGAGGGTGGCTCGATCAGAGGCGAAGGTAGAAAAAAAGACGACCGGGTAATCGCGGCGGCGCTGGCGCACGAGATGTGGCGGCGCTGGATCCAACCGCGGCTATTCCAGATGGGCTTGACCTACGACGCGGCGAACAAGAAAGCCGTGGTCGGCGGGCCGAGCCAGGTCGAAAAACTCGCCATCGATTATCTGCGCCGGGCGCGCATCTTGGCGCCAGGGCAAACGATCGGACCAACGCAATGACCATTGCCGGCATCGCCCGCACCGACTGCGATCCCAATTTCGACGACATCCGCCGCGCGCTCCTGCGCTTTCGCTTCGATGCCAAATATCGCGGCTACGGCAATCGCGTGCCGATCGTGCAGTTCGCGCTGTTCTGCGGCGTCACCCGGCAGACGCTCTACCACATCATGCACAACAATTATTCGCTGGGCTTGACGCCGGCGGTGCGCGACCGGCTGCGCCGCGGCATCGCGCTGGTCGAGCAGGACGGCCTGCGCTGGCGGCGGCCGAAGCAATGGCATCCGTTCATGCAAGACGGCTCGCCGGTGCCGCCGCGATTGTTGGGAGAAAAAATTGATCGTTCGCACCTACGCCTGCCTCAACCGAAACTGCCGGCACGAATTTGATTGGCAGCATCACGACGGCGCAACCGGCGGCGCGTTCCCGGCCTGCCCGCGCTGCCGGGGCTTACGCACGCAGTGGATCCCCAAGCCGGTCGCATTGCGCTCGGCCGCAACCTCGACCACCGACGCCATCTCGCGGCAGCTCGCCGCCGATTTCGGGCTGACCAATTTCGCGTCGCCCGAGCCCGGCCGGCCGGCCGTGCGGACGCCGGCGTCAGGCGGCAAAAATACTTTCGAGCCGTCGCCGGGCTGGAAAATCGATCTGCCCGACAGCGCATTGACCGGATCCGGCCACGCCATCTGCGCGCCGACCGGGGTCACCGCCAAGGTCAAGGTCGACCCCAATGCCGGCGCACTCAAGGAGAACGATCCGAACATGGGCATGGCGGCGCTGCGCCGGGCGACCACGATCGCCGGCGCGCACCGGCCGAAAACTTAAGCTTGCTAAGGTTTGAGCTCAAAATGATCATCCCGTCGAAAGATCCGTTCCGCATCGAGAAAATTTTGGAGATCCGCGACGCCTGCCTGTCGAGCCAGAACGAGCGCCGCGAGCTGTATGCCAAGCGGCGAAAATATTTTATGTTCGGCTCCGACGATTATCGCCAGGTGCGTTACAATCGTTTGTTTGCTCATCTCGACCTGGTGGCATCGTTTCTCTATTCGCCCGACACCGCGAAATTTAATTTGGCGCCGCCGCGCAACTCGCCGGCGGTGATCGAGGCCCAGGCGTTGGCTTTGCAAGACGAGTGGAACCAGCAATTTCGCGACACCGGATTAGCTTATCTCTACGGCATCGCGCTGATCTGGTCGCTGGTCTATGACTCGATGTATCTCAAAGTCGGGTTCAACCGCGACCGCGGGCGCCTCACCGGCAAGTTGGTCATGCCGAACGCTTTCGGCGTCTACGACGAAATGGAGCCGGAGCTGGATAACCAAGAAGCGTTTTGCCACACCTATCGCGAGACCTGGGATCGTTCGGTGCTCCGGCTTTATTCCGCCGGCCTGGCCGATCGGGTCAAGGATCTCGGCGTCGCCCAGGGCGCGCCGATCGATGATCTGCCGCCGGTATTGAAGCAGCTCCTGATCACCCAGACCGGCGGCCAAAATCTTTCCGGCAATTTGATGGGCCAGGCGCCGCTCGACATCCAGCCGGTCATTCTCTACGAGCCGAAATCGAATATCCCGACCGTGGAATGGCAGGAGCTGTGGATCTGGGACGACATCAACGAGGACTATGCGACGTTCATCATCGCCGATCCCGATATTTTAATTACCGACACCCGCGAATCGATCCGCTTGCGCGCCGAAAAAGCCAAGCTGAAAAAACAAAACGGCGGCGGCGAACACGACGACGAGGACGAAACACCGTCGGCATCGAACGAGTTTTTGCCCGGCGAATATCCGTTCGTGCCGATCACGCCGTACCAACTCCCGGACTATGCTTTTGGCGAGAGCCACGCCGAGCGGCTGATCCCGCTGCAGAACTGGACATCGGAGCGGCTCGATCAAATCGCCGAGGTGCTCGAGAGCCAGGTCGACCCGTCGAAAGTTTTTTCAGGGTTCATGGGATTGTCGGACGAAAAGGCGTCGGCGTTCGGCGGCCCCGGCACCTGGGTGCTCGATTCTTTGCCGGGCGCCAAGGTCGACAAGCAGACCCCGCAAATGCCCGAGGATCTGTTTGTCGAGTTCAAGGAGATCGGCGCCATTTTTTTGGAAGCGTCGGGATTGACCGAGACCATTACCGGCCAAGGCGGCAAGAACATCCGCGGCAAATCGCAAAGCCGTCAGGCCGCGATCACCGGATCGTCGCGGATTAAAAAAATCGCGGTCGGGCTCGAGCCGTCATTGATCCAGCTCGGCGACCTGGCGCTTAAACTGTTTATGAATTGGAGCAAGGAGGATCTGCTGCTTCCCGACGGCTCAAAATTCTTGCCCAAGCTGTTCGCCGCCGAGCATTGGAATTTGCGCATCGCCGGTCACTCGCATAGCCCGCTGTTTGCCGACGAGGCCCGCGAGCTGGCGGCGATCCTATTAAAGGCGCAATCGATCGATCGCGAGATGTTTGTCCGGTTGATGTCGCCGCCGCAGGAGGATACCATCATCAGTGCATTGCGCGAGCGCATCAAAGTCGAACAGCAGATCGCCGCGCGAAACCCCGAGCTGCTCGCCAAAGCCGGCGGCGGCTCGAAAGGCAAGGAAGCTAGGAGGTAACCATGGCTCGTAAGCGTAGGCACAAACGGCGCGGTCGGCGCTGAAATTAAAACTCAAGCGCCGCTTGCGACTGCGGCGGCGCTTAAGATTTTTGGAGAGCGAAACTAGAAACGCCGCCTCACCCGCGGCGTTTTCTTTTTCATGTGTAAATTGATCGCGAGACCTTAGCGGCATAAAAATTGCGGCATCAGAAGGATCCGTGATGCCGCCGATGCCGCCGCTCCCAGGCGCACCGCCGATGACACCCGGCGGGCCAATGCCGCCGAAGCCGTCACTGCCCGGCAATCCGATGGGCGGCCCGCCCGGTCCCGGCGCGTCGCCGATGACAACGCCAGGCGGCGGCCCCGGCGGCGAGGCCGCCACCGACGCCAAGGTCGCCGCAGTAATGGAGACACTGTACGCCGCGCTGCAGGCCTACCCGCTCGGATCTAAAAAACAACAAGCCGTGCTCAACGCCGTGCGCGCGCTCACCGCAAATTTTGCCAAGCAGGCCGACGCCGGCCAGGTGCCGTCGGCGATCCACCAGATGGCGCTCAACCCGCGCCCGGCCGCGTCAATGCCGATGCCGCCAATGGCGCCGCCGGGCGGCCCGCCAGGCGCACCGCCAGGCGGCGCACCAGGCGCACCACCCGAACCACCGATGTGAGGAGAGTAAACCGATGCCCGCCAAAGAACCGTTTCACCCGAAAGCCAATACGCCGTCGATCGACCGCAAGACCAAGAACGGCATGTTTCAGAACCCGCCGTCGTACCCGCAGCTCGGCGGCATGTCGTCGGCGCAGCGGCTCGAGAACCCCGATCGGCCGCTCTCGCTTGAGAAGGGCGATCTCACCCGCAAAGGCAAACCGATCTAACACAAAAAAATAAAAAACATGCGCGCCGGAAAAATCATCGCTCACCACCGCGGCGGCCAGGGCCGCATCAAGGCTAGTGCGTTGACCGCGCTGCGCGGCGGCGATCGCTTCGGCCACGACCACGCCACCGATCGCATGGCCGACACCTTCGTCGACGTGTTTCCCTACCTGTCGCTCAAGGGACTGGACGCCGAACGCCTGATGGACCGGCGCGGCGACATCCTCGGCAGCCACGACGAGGCCCACATCCAAAAGCGCACCCGCGGTCACCGCGGCGCCGGCGCGATCGTAGCCAAAGGACAATTCCGCGATGGCAAATGACGAGTTCGCCAATTACCCGCAAGAAACCCTGATCGAGCTGGGCAAGCTCGCGCTCAAGATGGCGCGCGGCAAGGAAACCCGGCGCTCGTTCCTGCAAGACGTCAAGAGAGTTGCGCCCGACTACCAGCTCCCCGGCGATCAGCAAGTCGAGGATCTGCGCCACGAACTGGCCGAGAAGCAGGCCGCCGCAGAAGAAAAAGCGCGCGCCGATGCGGTCAAGCAACGTCTCGAGGCGCAGCGGGCCTCGCTGATCGAGGGCACCTTGATCGCCGGCAAAAAATTCGACGCCGACGCCATCAAGGAGATCGAAGAAAAAATCATGCCGAAATACGGCATCTCCGATTACGAGGGCGCCGCCAAAATTTACCTCGGCGATTTCCGGCCGCCGCCAGTATCGGCGACGCGCTCGGCCAACTGGACGTTCCCCGACGTGCCGGGATTGTTCGAGCGTCCGGCCGAAACCGCGCGCGACATCGCCCACCAGGTCATCGATGAATTTCACCGCGGCGGTCGTGCCGCGTAACTAGGAGAGCACCATGCCGCAGTTTGGCAGTGGCATCATTCCGCAACAGGGCGCGATCGCCAACGAGCTGGCCGCCATCACGCGGCGCGCGTTCTTGCCGAAAGTCTATATCCAGCTCTGGAAATCGACGCCGATCATGGCGGCGCTGCTCGCCCACGCGCAAGTCGCCAGTGGCGGGCTGTCGCCGATCACGGTGCCGCTGCAGGGCTCGCCGATGGTCACCATCCAAAACGTCGGCTACGACGGCTCGTTCAATCAGCCCGGCGTGCTCCCTGGCCTGCAGAACGCCGAGTTCAACCTCAAGGGTTATTTGACCGCGATCCCGTTTTTGGGAATGGAAGGGCTTGTTCAGCTCGACTACGCGGTGGTGCCATTGATCGAAGCGCGCATGAACGACGCCACCAACGTCACGCTCGATCGCTTCGCCACCGACATCTACAATAACCTCAACAATAACGCCTCGATGATCGGCCTGCCCGGCGCCATCGACGACGGCACCTTCCTCGCCACCTATGGCGGCGTCAATCGCCCGAGCAACGTGTTCTGGAAATCGACCTACGTTCACAACGCCGCCACCGCGACGCCGACCCGCAACCTGATGCTGCAATACATCGCGCAAGTGACCAAGGTCACCGGCGAGATCCCGCGCCTCGCCTTGATGGGGTTCGGCACCTGGACCGCACTGGCGCAGGATTTTACCTCGCAGGAACGCTACAACATCACCCCGACATCGGCGTTCGGCGCCGACAATAAAGTATCGGCGCTGTTCCGCGCGCTCGATGTCGCCGGCGTGCCGTTCTACGCCGATCCGTATTGCCCGGAAGGGACGATCTATCTGATCAATTCCGACTACCTGTCGCTTTATATCCACGAGCGAGCGGGGTTCTATTTCACCGGATTTGAAAGCACCCTGCCTAACGGACAATTCGGTTATGTCGGCGCACTGCTCACACTGCTCGAGCTGGTCGATGTGAAATGCAAGGCACACGGCAAGGTCGACGGCATCGGCTTCTTGAACATCTAGGAGATCCCCATGAGGATCGGCGGCGCATTTCCGTTTGGACAAGGCAACGTCCCAGTCGGGCTCGGCGGCGGCGAGCAATGGTATCTGCCGCCCGGCAATTTTTACATCCAGCTCGGCGGCGTCACGCTGCTGCAGGTCTTTGACGGCATCAACCAGATCTGGCGCAATATCGGTTTCCCCGGCGGCAACGTCCAGGTCACATCGGCGGACGGTTTTAATTACCGGCTAATCAATTTCTCCGGCGTTATCGCCGGCGTCAACATCACCAACGCCGGCTCGGGCGGCACTAACGGCATCGGCACCGCCGCCACCGGCACGACGATCGGCTTTGGCGCCGCACCGACCAACGGCGTCGCCGCGTCGGCCTATCCGATCGTCGGCGGCCAGCGTCAGGCCCGA